GAATAGAAAATGGATACTCTCGCGCGTATTTTCGTAAAAGTTTACTGGAAGCAAACTGCGCTAAATTGATGGCTAAAAAACAACGTGACGAAGAAACCAGAAGCAAACCTAAACGCCCAATGGGTAAACGTCGCAACGAGCATTTTATGGAGTTTCTAAGAACGCACTATTTAGTGCCTAAACGTTGGGAGATGACGCTATGTTAAGAGGTGACAGTGTACATGAGAGCGATAGTGTAAACGCGCCAGCACATTATCAAGGCGACAAGATGCAGTGCATCGACGCGATGGAAGCAATGCTTACGCAAGAGGAGTTTCGTGGGTATCTGCGCGGTAATGTTTTTAAGTATCAATGGCGCTTTAGAGAAAAAGGCGGTGTTGAAGATTTACGCAAAGCAAGATGGTATTTAGACAGACTAATCAAATTGGAGAATTTCTAATGTATGCGTTTAAAAGTGGCCCTGTTGACCAAGACCCAACCATTAAAGGCCTTCGTGGCGAAGATATGGAAAACTACATGAATTTGCTTAAGTGGCTAGATTCTGTACCGTTTATCCCCCTGAAGGTAAGCGACATTGTGCTGCCTTGGCGGGATAGATGAAACCAAAGCTCAAAACGATGAATGGGGTATGGATATGCTATACCCCCTGTTGCACCATCCCAATGATGGCAGACCACCCCAAAACGGCGTATTTAAGATGGAAATTTATTAATGCTAAGACCCAACCAGATAGAAGCTGTTGCCTTTTTGAGCCAAATAGACAAGGGCATGATTCTCGCCCCAGTGGGGGCGGGCAAAACAGCGATAACGCTAACCGCCATGAAGGAGGCGCTCGACACGGGCAGAGTGAGCCGATTCTTAGTGATAGCGCCAAAGCGTGTCTGCACGGACGTGTGGACGATAGAGCCGGCGAAGTGGACACCAAGTCTTACGATATCTATAGCCGTTGGCTCGTTAGCGCAAAGATTGACAGCATTCGACGCGCCGTCACAGGTAGTGGTGACTAATTACGATACGCTGCAAACGCTACCGCCATTGCCTGACTTTGACGGCGTGGTGTTTGACGAGTTGACTGTTTTAAAGAACCCATCAGGTAAACGTTTTAAAGCGTTGTTTGCCCGCATTAAGGATTTTAAAATTAAATGGGGTCTTACTGGCTCGTTTACCAGTAACGGACTTGAAGACGTATTTGGGCAATGCAAGATAGTAGACGCGTCGCTTCTTGGAAAATCCAAGACCGCGTTTCTTCAAAAGTATTTTGTGTTGCTCAATAAAGATTTTGGTGAGTGGGTAGCCAAGTCCACTTCACTGCGTGACGTAATGGCGGAAATTAAGCCCGCAACGTATCTTATCGACACGCAAGAGTATATGGATACTTTGCCTCCGCTTAACGTTGTGCCAGTTAAATGCGCAATGGATATGAAGCAGTACAAAGAGATGAAGAAAGACTTTGTGGTGTATCACGAAGAAAAAGAAATCATAGCGGTTAACGCCGCTGTGGTGGTGAACAAACTGCAACAAATGGCCAGCGGGTTTTCGTATATTGAAGGGCAACCCGCCGCATGGTTTTCGCGCCACAAGTTTGACCGACTAGACGAAATACTTGAGGAGAACCAACACGCCAATACGATTATTGTGTACAACTTTCAAGCAGAGCTTGAAGAACTTAAACGCCGATACCCTAATGCGCGGACAATTGACCAGCAAGGTGTTATCTCATCGTGGAACGCAGGGCGAGTAGAATTGCTACTCGTCCACCCTAAATCAGCAGGGCATGGGCTTAACCTTCAATTTGGCGGCAGTAAAATGGTGTTCCTGTCGCTTCCGTGGTCACTTGATAGATATGAGCAGACCATTGGACGATTGCACCGTAGTGGACAAAAGAACGCCGTATATTGCTATGTACTGCTAACAGATAAAACCGTAGACGAGCGCATATTTGCAAGTCTGCATGACAAACGCGCAATTTCAGATATTGCCTTAGAGGAATTAAAATGAACAACTTAACATGGCGCGACATCTTCTTTAATTTGAATACTTACACAGAAGGTGAATTACAGGTGATGATTGAGTCAGAGCGTCACGGTAAACGTAGACGCTCTATTTTGGTACGTTTGCATCAGCGCTACTGCATACTCCGCGCTAACCGTGAGCGTGAAGAAATACTTGCTTAAGAGACTACATCAATAATATCAATAACAGCTTCAACTGGATGTTCTACCACTTCCTCTGCAACCTCAGCCACACTGTCTACAACGTGGCTGACGTGGTCTACTAAGTCTTTAAATGGGTTATTCATCATCGTATCCTAAAAATAATTCTGCTTCGGCATTTCTGCGTCGCGTTAAGCCGGCTAATTCTTTACCGGCGGCCTTGTTCCATCTTAAAAACTGCTTTGCTACTTCTGCTTTATCATTGCCTGCTTTTAACATCTTAACAAGCGTTGACGAAATTAAATTCCCGCTGCCAATGTTATAGCAGAGGCTAACAAGCGCGTCAAACTGGTTTTGCGTAAGCGGCACACCAATAGCGTTAACCGTATGTTCATACGCGCCTACCGTATGCGCTAATAGCTGCATAGCCGCCGCTTCTGCTGGCAACGCTTGATTTGCTTTCACTGGACTGCCATCAGCGTAGCGCGTTGAGCCTATGCCAATCGTCCAAACACCTGCTGGGCATTTATAGCTTTGCAGCTTACAACCTTCAAATTCTTTAATTAGGGCTAGCCCTTTTTCACCTATCTTCATTTCTTTTCCCGTAGCAATAGAATAGTGGTCAGTTTTTGCGTCAGTCTTATCATGTCATTATCCAGCACCCGCACTTGGTCGATTAGCTCAATTAGCGCGTCTGTGGCTTCTTGCAGGATAGGCTTTACGACGGTGGTTGCCCAAAGCCATACAAAATAGACAATATAACCCATGCCGCCAGCGGCAATAATTGGGAATCCATACTGGTTAATATATTTAGCGATTGCATCGGCGTCCATTAATCTTTCCTCTCAACAGGAGGTGGTCTTGGTCTGTCTTTTTCTTGCGGTATGTTAAGCGCCGTTGACGCCAAATCATCAATTTTGGTGATGTCACATGACATAGCGGTAACGCGCTTATCAAGTTGCTTGATAATGCCTATTAGGCTTTTAATCTTCTCAAGCACACTATCGAGCAAAAATTTCTGCGTCAGGTAGACAAAATACATTCCGCCAGTCGCCGCCGCGATAGGAAATCCTACGTCCGTGGCAAACTGTAGGAATTCCATTATCGATTACCTAGCCACCAAGTGACAAAGGAGAACACCGCGCCAATGGTGAATACGATACCGCCCACAAAGCCTTTATAGCGCGTTTGCTCGGTTTTCATCTCGTCAAGAGTTGCAATTATGGCATCGAGCTTCTTACCACGATCTTCAAATATTTCTTCGAGGCTCTCAATTCGTTGCTCTACTTTAGCAAGGCGGCAGGCTTCGTCAGGCATTTATCACCTCAACCCAGTTAATTGTTGGTTCGTCCCAATAGTAGTGCTTACCGTCTTGTGGATACGTTACAGGCGGTTGCCATGACATTGTATCAATGTCACCTACCCAAGAAGGGTATGGCTTTCTTGCTTGATGCTCTGCTTGCTTATCCGTATCAAACTCTACTTGTGACAACACTTTTAAAATACCAACAAGGCGTGTATCTGCGTCATCATCGCACGTCCCGTAAAGCAGTGGTGCTGTGCTGAGTGAGCCGTCAGGGTTTGATGCAATAGGAAAATCAGATTCGTTTTGAAAGACAAATTGAAAGCCTTTCACGTTTGGAAATGCTGGACCTGTACGCATAGGCTCTTGTGTGCAAAGAATGCCAGTATCTGCGTCAATGTTTGTGATTTGTATGTACATAGTGATTTCCTGTTTTTAAGCTAACACCCTGCGAATGGCTCTCACACAATTATTATTAAATTTAGAGCTAGTGTATTGAGCTCCATTATCAAATGTTTGTACAAATGCGTTTGCCGCTGAATATTCGGTAGATGTCCAGTTTATATACTCTATTATCGCTTCACTTCCACCGGATTTAAATGCTGTTGCGCTTGTTTGAGCAGGGTTTCCACTAGTGTAAAGTGTGTTTATTGGCTCTGGCGCAACAGCATTAGCATTTGATCCGGGATTAGAAAATGATGTATTTGCCGTTGTAGATGGTTTCAAATAGTAATATAAAACTTCTAATTCATTAAACGCTGGCAAATACCAATCGCTATATCCTCCAATGGTTAAACTTTCGCAAAATGTAGCAGCTTGATAATCAACCCCTAAAGCAGCTAACGCTGCACTATTTGCAGGGCCGTTTATTACAGAAGTAATGCCTGTTGTTCGAGTAGTTCCGGAAGCATCCCATCTTATACTCGAACTTTCTCCACTAGCTTTAGGCGAAACAACTAAATTGTATTTAGTACCAGAAACATTTATTTGCCCAGCAAAGAACCCACCACCATACGCATCGCCAATATTAGCAACAGGCCATCCATAAGGCGGACCAAAAGAACGCCCATAAGCAAAGTTTTGTTGAATTCCACTCATATTAGGTCAACCCCGCACCAGAAATAATCCAAGTTGTCGATGTCATTTTAAGTGCTGTTGCTGTACCGTATTGCGCAAGTGAGCGTGTGCCTGTTGTGCCTGTGCCAGCTAAATACATCGTGTCTGTTGTGATAGCAATACTGACGACTTGAGATGTCATATTAACAAAAGAAATAGCTGTGCCAATTGGATACGCTACTGAACCATTTGCAGGAATAGTAAATGTCCGAGCATTAGCGTCAGTTGAAGGATGGAAAATATGTTTTCCTGCATCCGCAGCAACAAGCGTGTATGCGGCAGACTGACTGTTTTGCGGGATATTGATATAGCCAACGCCATTTGTACCATCAACGGTACAAGATGACAGCGTACCGCTAGAAGGTGTGCCAAGCGCAGGTGTGACAAGCGTAGGTGAAGTTGCAAATACCGCTGCGCCACTTCCTGTTTCATCTGTTAACGCAGCCGCTAAGTTAGCACTTGAGGGTGTTGCAAGAAACGTCGCTACGTTTGTGCCTAATGAAGCAGAAAGCACCACCTGTTCATAGCGTACACTGTCCCCCGCAGACGTGCCAGCGGCAAGACCTGTGAGTTTCTTAGCGTTCATTGGCAAGTTAGCTGACGGCGTAGACTGACCGTCACGCGTGATACAGTTTGTCAACGCCGTTGCAATGTCACTGTTGGTTGTGTTAGTTGTTGATGATGAAATCGTTGTGCCGGTAACAACGGGGTTGCCAGCAGGCAGGTTATATGTCCCAGAGCCATTAAAAGCCATTATTTTTCTCCTATTATTGAAGTGACTGCGCCAGCAGCAGTGCGTGGCAGAATTCTACCATAATCTATTGCGGCAGAGGGAATTGCATATTCGTCCGCCTGTTGCGCGCGTTCTAAAGCCCTAGCAAAAGATTCAGAATTCATTAACTCATTAGAAATTTTATCTGCAAGTTTAGTATCCGCAGATTTTAATAACGATGAATGAATCCATTTAACTAATGATGCTCCTTCAGTTAACGAAAAAGGTAACGACGGCGTAGCTTCAGTAGCCATCTTAATTGTGCCTTCTTTCGCTTTACGCCCGCTAGATGCTAACGCCGCAAACTTTTTCTGGTCATTAAGAGTAGATAAAATATCTTCTACTGCACGTTTTACCTGTGGTTTACCTTCAGTCAAATTGTCTAACGCTTGTGCGGTATCATAAGGATGCGCGGGCGCTTCTTTCTTAACACTTTCTATTAATGACTGAATATGCGCGGTTTCTTTAAAATCTGCCAATTTAGCCGCGCCTTCTTCTTTGCCATAAGTAGCCTTTAAAAGCGTCGCTATGCGTGAGTTATCAAGCGCTTTAACTGTCTTAGCACCTGCATTTTCAACGCCTGTTGTCATAGGCTCAAACGCATTATCAATGACTTGACGCGCCAATTCCGGTTTAGCCTCAGGCGTCAACTTGTGCAGTATGCGCCCCATTACACGAGCATCGGCGTTAACCGCTACTTTAGCTAAGTTTTCTGCATCAGTTGCGCCACTTAAATCTTTGGCTGATTTACTAATAATGCGCTGTTGATTCGCAACCGACTCATCTACTACTTTAGGAATTGCTTTAACTTGTTCGCCAAGCGCCGCTTGACTTCCTTCAACCTGTTTCATGCCGCGCATAATTTCAACAAGTCTATTTTGAATACCAAGACCCGTAGAATCTAACGTTGCCAACGCTTCACGATTATCTTTTAAAAACTTTTCAGGTGATTTACTTCCTTGCACAACCTCATCGTTAAACTTACCTTCAACACCTGTTTTAATAGCTTGCATTGCTTCTGGGTCGTTGCCAAACGCCCGCATATAGTCAGTTGCATGGTCAGGGTGAAGAAACTTATCGGCTACCTCAGAAGGGTTAATTTGAGGTCGAGCAAGCGTATTCTCACGCGTTAGCTTATCTACCATACCCTCACGATACGGTTGCGCCACTGTTGTTCTATAAAGCTCATTGGCTTTATTAAACATAGCTTTCGCTTCTTCTGGCGCGTGTTGAGCTATAGACGCGTCAATACCTTCTTTTAACTTATATAAATTAGCGCGTGTCAGATTAGCGCTAGTGTCAGAATTTCCTTCGATACTTCTTATATCTTCTAACACGGCAGACCGTAAAGCATGAATATCTTGTAGCGTTCCACCATAAGGTAAATCCGCCGATACGGGCTTCATTGGCCTACCTTTAGCGTCTAATAGTATCGGCGCTTCACTCTCTTTAGCTTTAAACACGTCTAAGGCTTCGTGAACTTTAGGTGCAATTTTAGGGTCAATAGCAGTAGAAACTTTATTTTTAATCTTTTCTGCTTTATCAAGTAAAGGTTGAAAGCTAAAAGGGGCAGGCGCTAAATCGTAAGCCTGTTGATATAGCGGGCTTACCGCCGCTTTAGCTTGGCTTTCGAGCGCTTCTTTGCGCCCTATAATAGCTTCGCCAAGCGGACGTTGCGCAGGTTGTGCAACGCTTCCTTCTAACGCTTGTTTTTGCTGCTGTATTACCCCTTGCTGTGTTTCTGCCTGCCGTAATAGCTCTGCTGTACGCGTCGCTTTAGCGTCTTCAAGAGCGCCTTTTTGTGCAATTTGTGCATCTCGCACGTTCTGATATGGCGCGTTAACGCTAACTCCACTAACAGGCATTTCACCTTGATGAATAGCGTTAAGCGAGCTTTGCGCTTGATTTACTTTTGACGCCAACGCTTCAGCTTCAGCAGCACGTTTAACGCCCCACTCTTTAGGGAATTGTTCTTCAGACGTTTTAATAGACCCCGCCAATTCAGGAGAATCCATTTTTACCGCTAATTGTTCGGGGGTAAGACCTCCGCTTCGTAATTGCTCAACCATGCCGGGTATATTTTCCGCGCCACCTGCAATATCACGCATTTTTCTACTTGCCATGGCTTCACGTCCGCGCTCAAACACTGGCTCGACAATTCGATACCCTAATTTAGCGGCGGGGTTGATAATAGATGTCGCTGCGCTTACGCCGCCACCTACAATACCGCCAGTACGCCCTCCATTGTCTTCAGGTGCTATTAATTGCCCTGTAAGTGCCCCCACGTCAGCGCCTGCAACTGTTTTAGCAATCAAATTCTTAGTAAATCCTTTTTCGCCGCCGGTGCTTAGCCCACCTGATTTTAACGCTTGAACAATCCGCTCAGGTGCTTTAGCTAACTTTGCAGCTCCACCTAATGCACCGCCAATAGGATATGTTACAGCTATTTCGCCACCTACTTGCCCCGCGCCATACGCGCCGCTTTCAGGCTTAACACCTAAATCCGCCAACTTTTGCTGAACTGCCGCTTTGTACTCCGTTGCTTTGTCAGACGGCACTGCTTGAACTAAATTAGCCGCGTTAATAGCCGTATTTGCTACCCCGCCTGCAACACCTCCAGCTAAATTTTGTGCCTCTTGCGCATAAGTATCTACAGGATGCCCCATGAACCGGTTTAGCATTGTCGGTTCTTGTTTAGGCGCTTCCTGCGTTTGCGCGCCACTTAAATGCAATAACCCTTCATCGCTTACTTTAGTTAAATCGTTATTAGACAACGCCATTAAATCGTTATCAGATAATTTGTTTAAATCGGTCATTTTACAAGCCCTCGTCTGCGCATTTCAGCCATAATGTCGGTTTGTGGAGGTATGCCCACAGGCGCTTGTTGTACGGGTTGTTGTACGGGTTGTTGAACAGGTTGTTGAACAGGCTGTTGTGGATTAGCAAGCTGAGCGCTAATACCGGCTGTCCCTGTTCTAAAACTTTCAAGTCTGTTATCAGCTTCTCGTCGTAAAGTTTGAATAGCCATTTTATATGTTTCAGGGCTGTCGGCAGTGCTTAACATTTCACGAGCGTGTTTAGCCGCTGCAACAGATACGGCTGAAGACCCCGTGCTGCCGGACATAATTTTAGCATACTCATTAACGGCAGTTTCGGTAGCGTTTTTAAACGATTTTAATTCAGGGCTTTGGACACCGCTTGATTGCCATGATTGAATAAGTTGGTTAGCTATCGGAGATTTAGTCCGCGCAACGGTATCGCTAAATTCAAGTGCCATTTGAGCATTTTTATCAAACGTATCACTAAAATTCTTAGCGGCTTCAAATTGTTTAGTTTGCGCTCCTAATGCTGATGTACCAGCTTTAGAGGTAGCGCTTCCGCTTACAATATCACTTGGGGCTATACCATTGGCTTCCTGCCAGCGTAAATACGCAGGCTGAATCTTAGTGCTTATGCGAGGGTTTATGCCGGACAATTGATTTTGATATATTTGGCTAAAGGTAGCATTCTGTTCTGGAGAGAATTGATTTGGCGCAGAAGCACCCCCCATAGCACCGTTAGGCTGCGGCGGCATCCCAGTAGGCGCTCCAGTAGGCTGAGGTGCAACATTAACAGCAGGAGGTGCAGCAGTATTGCCAAAGGGGACAAGTGTTCCGTTAGGGCCTGCTTTAAAATGTTGCCCAGTTTGTCTGTTAAATGTAATAGGCTCTTGCGTATAAGGGTCTACGCCAGCAGACGCATAATGGTCTTGATTTCCGCCTTGATTTTGTCTGGACGCGGCAGCCAAAGCTGCGATTGCTTTTTGAGTCTCGTTACCCTGATTAGCAATAGTTTCACGAAGAAGATTAGCTTCTTTTGCTCTTTCGTTTCTACCTTCTTCAGATATATCAAATTGTTCGCGTTTATCCGTTCTAAGCGCGTCTGCAAGCTCTTTTTGAGTAGCTCTAGTGTATCTGTTATTAGCAATAGATGTTATTGTAGGCGCAAGCTCTGGCGACGTTAACGCCATTGCGGGCGCAAGTTGTTCAAACTGGTCAGGCGTAACATTTTGAGCAACATTTTGTTCTAAAGGTTTGGCAGGTACGGTTTGAGGTTGTTCTCCACCTGTAACAAATGCCGACGTTTTATCCCACCAAGAAGGTTTTTGCTCAGGTGTTCCAGCTTGCAATGCCATTTCTTCAGGTACACGAATACCTGCTGAGTTAAACATTCGCATAGTGGCGGCCGTTTTTTCACGTTCTGCTTTGTCTAAATCTTCTTTAGCTTTACCTTCTTGATAACCCCCCATAATACTCTTAATTGCGCCTGTAATAGCGCCGCCTGTGTTGGGAACGTACCATCCACTAACCATTTGACCTGCGGCTACATTATCGCCTTGCTCTTGTAATTTGCGGGCTAAAGCAAGTCGTTCTTTAGCGCCTAAAACTTTCTCATCGTATAGGCTAGCCATTATTTCCTCCAAATAGCCCGTTTAGTTTATTTTGCGCAGCTCCAAATTTATTTTGCAGCCCCTGCATAAAGTTTCCTTTATCCGCGTCAGTCCCTAAAGAATTAACCATTTGAGAATCATAAGGGCCAAACTCATCTACATATTGCTGAGTTTCGTTTTTACCTGCTTCTTTTATATTTTGATACCCTTTAGCAAGCAGTCTTCCGTTTTCCATTATGGACTGCGCCGATGGCGCGGCAACGCCTTGCGGGTATTGCGGTTGATTTCTAAGTGCAGCCACCAGCGCTGCGTGTTGGTCTTCACCTAGCATCATTACATTAACCCCAGCATTGAATAATTAACCATTTTAAACCCACTTGGGTGCATAACGATAGCTTCTGGCATGACTTGTTCCACTTCATCTGCCATAACCCCAGCAAACGGTTCGCCCCACAAGTAATCCCATGTGTAAAGCCCAATGCCCAAGATATGCGTTCCAATACGTTTAATGTTCTTTTTAAGTCGTCTATCTGATGCTAGCGCTCCACCGGCAACAGCGCCCCCAGCGCCAATTAAAGCGCCAGTAAAATTAGAATTAGCAGCGGATTTAGCGTTATATACGCCTTGGTCATATTGCCCTTGAGCAGTAGCCGCACCAAGAAAATCTGGCCCTGACCAATTAGCTAATTGACCGGGTTGCGATACACCAACAGCAGGTAAGTTAGCTGTATTTAGCTGAGCGCCTGTTCGTACTGCTTGCAAAATGTTAAGTGGATTCTGCTGAATTGCTTGATTTTGCGCTAGCTGTTGATTGCTAGCTTGATTGTTTAACTGCGTTGATTGCAATGCTTGGTTATACTGCGATTCAAGCGCTTGATTATTTAACGCTGCGTTAGCTTGGTTTGCCGCTAGCTGTTGTTGTTGGTTGGTTAAATCCATACCAAAGTTTTGCGCGATAGATGAATTTTTTAACTGCGCCGCAGACAAATTGTTATTGAAATATTGTTGCCCTGCCGCGTTAGTAAATTGCGCGTTGCTAAGGTTTTGGTTGTACTGTTGATTTTGCGCGGCGTTGGCAAGATTAGTGTTACTTAAATTCTGCCCATATTGCTGCGATTGCGCCGCATTAGCCGCCGCTAACGCAGCTTCATTTTGGTTAAACTGTTGTTGCTGACCTAAAAGCCCAAGTTTAGTAGTATCTGCGTTTTGCCCAAATTGTTGAGCCTGCGCAGTGTTAGCAAATTGCGCAACGTTAGCATTTTGTCCAAATTGTTGCGCTTGAGCAGTGTTACCAAACGTGGCGTTATTAGCGTTCTGTCCATATTGTTGAGCTTGTGCAGTGTTACCAAACGCAGCGTTGTTAGCGTTCTGTCCATACTGTTGTGCTTGAGCGGCGTTAGCGATAACCGTATTATTGGCGTTTTGCCCGTATTGTTGTGCTTGAGCGGCGTTAGCAAACTGAGCATTGTTAGCGTTCTGTCCATATAGCTGCGCTTGAGCGGCGTTACCAAACGTGGCGTTGTTAGCGTTTTGTGCGTATTGTTGAGCTTGTGCAGTGTTAGCGATAGCCGTATTATTGGCGTTTTGCCCGTATTGTTGTGCTTGTGCAGTGTTAGTAAGCCCTGCAAGCCCCATTTGCTGACCATATTGCTGTTGTTGTGCAGTATTTGCAAATTGTGCATTAGCCATTGCATTCGCGTTGTTTTGCGCTACTGCTTGATTACCAAACTGCGCCGCTTGCAAGCCCTGTCCAAACTGTTGCCCACGTGCGGCGTTAGTAAGGCCCATATTTGTTTGAGCATTAGCATTGTTTTGACTTGCTGCTTGGTTTGCAAGTTGTTGCGCAGTAGTATATTGCCCAAACTGTTGACCAAGCGCTTGATTGCCAAATTGAGCGCTTTGAAGCCCCATACCAAACATACCTTGAGCAGCGGCGGTTGACCCAGCAATTGCTTGATTTCGTGCGCTTTCGTAAGCCTGTTGTTTTTGATTATTAAAATTAAGCATTGCGTTGTTATACGCTTCACTACCTCGTGTAATCCCTTGGTTGGCTAATTGGTTTTCAATTTTAGCCTGCTGTTGATTAAACTGCGGGTCAAGATATTGCGTATTGGCTTTATATAAGGCGTCTTGCGTTTGCTGGTTTAGTAGCTGAGGGTCGGTACCAAGATTTGTTCTAATCTGATTAGCTGTCTGTTGTCCTTGCGCTAATCCACTAGCTCGCTCATTAGCCCCAGAATTTAATTGAATTAAATTTCCGTTGTTATCTACCGTTGTTTGCGCTAATCCATTTGCGCCCGATGCAGAAGTTATATTTCCAATTGGGCCTATAGTTGACGCAATTTTACCGGCATTAGCGACATTTCCTCTAATTTTTCCTGCATTTGCAATGCTTGTGTTAATGTTTCCTGCATCAGCAATGCTTGTGTTAATCGCACCTGCATTAGCAACATTTGCGTTAATCGCACCTGCGTCGGCAATATTTCTGTTTACCGTTCCTGCGTCGGCAATATTTCTGTTTACCATTCCCGCGTCGGCAAAACTTGTATTAATCGCACCTGCATTAGCAACATTTGCGTTAACCGCGCCTGCATCGGCTATTTCTCCACCTATCTTGCCTGCGCTAGCTACGCTACCCGTAATAGCGCCAGAAGGGGATACAAAACGTTGAACTTGGTCTTGGTCAGCAAAGCCTGTTGCCCTACCCGCGTTTAACCCTCCTCCAATACCAATGTTGGTTGTCATTGCGTCAGCAGTAGATGCAGGGCCGCCTTGAACGGCAATGTCCGGGGCAATGCTTGTGTTGACAGCCGTGTTAACTCTGCCAAGCGCATCAACTGCCATCTCTGACAAGCCTAATTGCGTTGCCTGACTTTGATTAAATAAAGTTTGGTCATTACCCCCAAGTATTTGATTTTGCGACCATTGCTGCGGTGAATATGTTACGTTAAAGCCTTTTGGAAGCGCGCCAGTGGCCGCATAATTGGCTTTTTGCGCTGCGGTTAGTGTAGATTGGTCAAAAGGCATATTGCCAAATTTGTCGGGTTGTGCGGGGGTAGAGTATTTAACCCCCGTAGACCCTAACTGTTGCGCTTTTGAAACGTCAGTAGTAACGTTCCCTGCGGCGTCTAGCAGTTCCCCCCTTTCATTTAGAGAGTATTGCGGAGGCCCTGCTTGATTGGTCATGTTCCCGATTTGAGCAGCAAGAGAAGCGTTTTGATTGCCTGACGCTGTCGCTTGAGCAGCGGCTTTATAATCGGGAGCGGGTGGAGCAGATGGTTTTCCCATGTTTAATGTCCTTTGGTTTGATTACACTAAACTAGGTTGCTAGTTTTTCGGTATTTATTTAATAATTTGCATTGATGTGGGTACATTGTAAGGATATGTAAATCGCCATCAATACCTGCATCTTTTATAATGTGGTCTGTTTGAAACCCACAATTTGCGCTAAATTTTAACGACTTTATGTTTTTTGAATCAACTACAGTTGCAAGACGTTTTAATTTTAACTGATAAAAAACATACTCAAAGCAAAAACATAAAAAGTCTATATTAAACCTATCTGATGCGCCTATATGTAATTGTGCGGATGAACCGTTGCAATCCGTGCAAGCTACGCAGGCCGCTATTTTTCCGTTTCTTTCAAGGCCTATAAATTGCCCTGTATCAGTAGAATAAGTGCCCCCAGTTACTTTTGATATATATTCGGCTAACTCTTTTTGCCGGTCAACAAATATCATTATAGTACGCCTCCGCCTTCAAATACATAGTCTGTTGCATAGTAGCGAATATCAGACGTTTTACTTGATGTTTTGATTCTAAACGTGCCGTAATAGCCCATGCCCGACGCCATTTGCCAACGTGAAAAAGGAAGTATATTTCCTCCCCATTGTACATTGTCCCAAGTGCCAGAATCCCAAACGCCTGCGTTGGTAGCAAGAAGGTTATAGGGTTGTGGTGGCTGAGAATCTAAATCAAAATTAAGGTTAATCTGACCGGAAAACGCAAACGCATAATCGTAGCCCATTGACACTTTAGCCATCGTCCAACGCTTAATCTGACTTTGACTGCCAAAGGCAGAAAAAGCAGGTAAAAGGTCGGTATTGATGACTTCGCCATCATCAGTTGGCCCATCCCAAAATTTAAAGACTTTGCCGCCTTGTCCGAAATACATTACGTTGTTAACAAACGTCCAACAAGTTGCGTTAACACCTGTAAAACGTGACCACGCCCCGCTAATAGTGTTCATGACGTATTGGTCAAACTGCGTTGCGCTAACCGGTACGTTAATAAACAGCATATTATTAGGTGGGCTTAACACGACTTGCCAACCGTAATTTCCTGCATACGCTACGGTTGCATCAGTAATACGTTTTTGTATTTTGTTTGTGATAGACGTTTTGACGTTAACACGGCTAGACATTAACCACTGTGACAAAGGAACTAGGCCATCTTTGTTTAGCAGTAATATGTCGCCCCCGAACTTAATTGTGCAACTGCGCCCTACGGGTGAACCACCATAATACACGCCATTAAGCGACCATGTATCGGCTGACGCAGGGTTTGTTCCGCTATAGACGGCAATCTCACCTACCGTAGTAATGACGACAAAATAGTCATCCATAC